GTTTTCCTCGCAAATCAACTATCTAATGGAGATTTTAATATGGCTGGTAGCATTCGTTCTGTTCTTGGCTTTTTTCTGGTATTTGGCGCAGTTGGTGGTCTGGACAATGGTAGTAATTTGGCGTCTTGCATTGCTTGCGCTGCCGTTGGTCTTGCTTTACTGGCTTCTGGCGTGGATGCTATGAACACTAGCAAAAACTGACAAATCTGTATTGAAGGGACTCCTACCCTTCATACAAAAAGGCGTAAAGCAACGAGACTCTTTTTTATCACTTTCACTAAGACACACACGGGACTCCTATGACACTCAAAGACAACGCTATGGCTTCTACCGTTTCACATGCTGAGAATTGCCTCTACGACATTAAAACCGATATAGAGGACAATGGATCGGTTACACAGAAAGTTGCCTTAGAGGTTGCACTCAATGCTCTAGAGACTCTCTATTTCTCATTACGCAACGAAGACTAAGGGACTCCTATGTTAACTATGTTCGATAAATTTGTACCTGCAATCTTTCAGGGTAATGTAATGAAGTATTACTATGTTTGCCCAGAAAGTCAAAGTATTTGGAGTTGCAAGAATGGGCGTTGGTGGAGAGTCTCTATACCCACTAGCGGTAAATCTCTCTATCCTCAGATGGTTTTTCATATAGACGGAAAAAAGACTTCAGCTAAGATTCACAAAGTTATTGCAGAGACTCTCTTACCCTTTCCTCGTCCAGCTGGCGTTTCTAAGAAAGAATGGGACGATACCCCAGAGACAGTAAAAAGACTGGTTAAATCCATGTACTTGGTTAATCACATCGACCATGACAAGTACAATTGTTCTCTGGACAACCTAGAGTGGGTTACATTTATCGGTAATGCTCGGGCGTATCAAAAGCATGTTTCGGAGGTGGTATGAAATTCGAAGAATTTGTTTGGACTTTTCTCCTTGGAGTTTGGGTCGGTGTAATGATTTGTGGTATTGCAGAGAAAGTTGGGGACTCCTACTATAACCGAACTAAGGCTCTTATCGATGAATGTCAAAAGAGTCTCCCTCGAGACCAGAACTGTAAATTGGTGGCTTTGCCCATAGACAAGAATTAAGGACTAATATGAATTATCTTTGGTGGATTGGTATTGTAATGTTCATGGCTTCTGGAGCGTTGCTATACGATGTTCCTTGGTTTAGGTTTATTCCTGCCATGCTTCTTATTAGCGTAGGAACAATCTTGGCTATTTTAGGGAGATCAGCATGAAGAAAGTACCTGATCAAATTTACGTCGTTTCCCAGAGACGAGTAGAGACTGAATATGACAAGGATCCTGTGACTGGAGTTTGGACTGTCAAAAGCGAGATCGAGCATAATTTCGGTTTCCTCCATCCACATGAACCTAATAAGGCTACAGATGCTAAGCGTAAGCACACTCAGCATGCATGGGCTTATCATGGTCTTTATGAAAAGAATGGTGAGTTCTGGGAGAAAGGTGCTGATTGGAAGTATGATGCTATTACGCAGAAGTATAATAGTATTCCCTATGATCGTCCGATTGATCCACTCTATGCCCCTAGAATCTGGGATAATGTACCATTGAGTGGTTTTAAGATTATTGATACGGTAAATCGCTATCGTGGTAATAAACTTTTTAAGGTTATGGATCCTCGTGGCATTGAGTTCGAGATTACAGTTCAGTCGTTGTTCCATCTGCTACAAGAAGGTTCAGTAAGAAATGGCGTCATCCTCGACCAATGTCTCTGGATGAAGGGTAAAGATTTAGTAGTCGCAGGGAGTATATTGCAATGAGTGATTCTGCATTCTATGGATGTATCGTGGCTTTGTGTCTAGTTTTCACTGGACACCCCTTTCTTGCATTCTTTCTGTTCCTATTCGTGATTTGACTTTTATTGGAAACTGGAGTATAATAATCCTATGAATTACCAAGACTATTTCGAAAAGCGAGATGCGGGACTCCCAAAACCTAAGTGGGTATATGGGGATCGTGTATTCTCTAAGTATAAGTCCGTTCCCCTAGTAGGAATGGTAATAAGACAGACCGAGGATGGCGTTTTGATCCATTCTGATTTACCTGTAAGAATCGGTAAGGGAATTCATAATATAATTTCCGTGCCCCAGAGAGATGTAAAGAGACTAAAGGAACTGTCATGAAGGTGATTTTTCATTTCACGAATCTAGACAACTTCATGAGTACGAAAGAAGAAGCGTCTGTCACGATGGAGATCAATGCTGATAACGAACAACATTTGTACATGATGGCAACTCATCTTAAGAATGTTTTACAGGCAGACTACTACACAATTGGAGAATGAAATGGGATTGACGATTGATTTTGAAACTGCAGATCGTATTACTCGACTGAACCTAACCGAACATAGAGATTATCTTAATAGCGAGTTAGAAAAGATGTACACAACTATGGATTCTGAGAATCCTTATTGGATGCATCCAGACGACATCGATCTGAATCATTCGATGGTTAAGCGTATTAATGTTCTGTTAGAATACTTCGGTGGAGAATTGTATGGCGAACGTAAAACAGGGAAACTTGACACGACCCCCTCAATGGTGGAAGCATCTGAAAGATTGGAAGCGTATTTTCTGGAAGTCGGAAAGAAAAGCGCACAAGAAAGAAATCAAGAATGACTTATCGTAAGTATTACTGGACGCATGCCAAGCGTCAGATCAGCGTTGCGCTAGAGATGATCTGGTATGGAGTAATACTGGATCGTGGTCACCACACAGGTTGGAAAAAGAAATGAATATCGCAATCGACTTTGATGATACATATACAAGGGATCCCCAGATGTGGGATAACTTTATTAACCTAGCACTTCTAAGTGGACATAATGTCTATTGCGTAACTGCACGTGCACAACAATATGATGAGCAGGTACTTGGTTCTATTGGTAAGGTTATTGGTGCAAAGAATTGTTACTTCACTGCGATGCAGGGAAAGCGAGCATACATGTACGCCAATAATATTAACATCCATGTGTGGATTGACGATATGCCTGATATGATTTGTCGTGGTATCGAAGTCGAGCATAACGATGGAAAGATTTATCTACCATGAGAGGACTAGCGATTCTTATTCTTCTCGTCTCTGGCTGTACGACTACATATACTAATAACATTAATGTTCGTGTCAACGATTCCAAGAATGTTTCAATAGAAGTGCGTAACCCAAACAATCCTTATTATGACGGACGAAGAAATTATTAAAATGTATGAGGACATGCTCGAATATTTCGGTGAGTTGCCGAATCCCGAGCATGAACCGATTCGTTTTGCACACTACGTAAAAGTTTACAAGTATTACAGACAGAGATGATCAGTTCAATTTTTCCAACACCGATATTCCACTATAAGGTAAGTATCCCAGAAGATCTTATAGAGAGAATTCACAAACTCATGGAATTCGATCCGAAGGGAAGAACCTACACCAATGTTGGTGGTTGGCAGTCTAAAGACATTGAACATGACCCAAATTTTCAGGATGTGATAAAAGTCATCTGCGAATGCGCTAAAGATGCATATCCAAAATTTACTCCGAGTAATAACAGAAAAGTTGAAGTGTTGTCTACTTGGATCAATGTCAACAAAGGCGAGGATTTTAATACACCACACATTCATCCATTCACTCACTTGGCTGGATGCTTGTATGTTAAGAAGAACGAAAACTCTGGTTCAATAGTTTTCGAAAATCCTCTGCGAGAAATAATGTATCACTATGATATGCAGATTACTCCAGAGAACGAAACTGAAACTATGAAAATGTTTCAGGCATATAATCCTAGCGTTGGTGAGTTAATTTTATTCCCAGCATGGATGTTCCATCATGTAGAAAAGTCTACTGATATGGAAGAAAGAATCACAATAGCATTTAACACAGTAATGAGATAATTATGAAAATTGCAATATGTAGCGACGTCCACCTAGAATTTGGACAACTAGAACTTTTTAATGATGAGGGCATCGATGTTCTTATCCTTTCTGGTGATATCTGCGTAGCACGTGACCTAATGGAACATGACCCATATGGTATTGTTGACTTTGGTAAGTCTTCTAGGTATCACAAATTCTTCCAAGAGTGTTCTGCACGTTTCAAGCATGTGATTTATGTTGCTGGAAACCATGAGCACTACCATGGAGATTTTAAGCATACCATTCCAGACCTAAAGAGTCGTCTTGCTTATCTGACAAACTTACATATCCTCGATAAAGAAATCGTTGATATCGGTGATGTGCGTTTCATTGGTTCTACTCTCTGGACTGATATGAACAAAGAGGATCCTATCACTCTCCATGCGATGAAGCGTATGATGAATGATTTCCGTATTGTTGACAACAGCAATCGTGAAGTTTCTTTTAAGACGTATGATGCAAATGGCGAGTTCAATGGGTTTCATACTCGTGTTGCCAGATTCTGCCCAGAAGACGCTGTTGAAGAACACAAGAAATGTCTTGACTATATTAAACTGATGTACTCTGAAACACCACCATGGATGTCTGTGGTTGTTGTTGGTCACCATACTCCATCTCACACTTCTTGCCACCCTCGTTACAAGGATGACCAAGTTATGAATGGTGGATACCATAGTGACCTGACAGAGTTCATTCTGGATCGTCCAGGAATTAAACTTTGGACACATGGTCATACTCACGAATTGTTCGACTACATGATTGGCTCTACTCGTGTTGTTTGCAACCCACGTGGTTACGATGGCTATGAGGATATTGCTGACACATTTAAGTTAAAGGTGGTCGAAGTATGAGTAGAATGGTAACAGTTATACAGGATGGGGAGGATTTGATTCTTCCCCTACCTGACGACATGATGGAAGAAGCTGGTTGGAAAATCGGTGATACTGTCAGATGGACAGACAATGGCAATGGTACATGGTCTATCCATAAAGTGGAAGAACAGTTAGATCTCTTTGACGAGAAAGATGAAGCTGTTTTATCACTGATGAAAGAAAATTCAGCACTTAAATCTCAAATTGAACATCTCAAAACTGAGCTAAAAGAACTTAAAGACACATTCGACATTGATGATTGGAAATAAAATGAGCAAAACATTCACAGACGTATCGGTTTTTCTGCATGCAGTTGGTCAACAAGTGCCAAATAAGCCTATTGGTGAGACTGATCAATCAAAATTATACAAAAAACTCATCGATGAAGAGTATCAAGAGTTTTTAGAAGCGTTTTATACTGATGATACCGCTGAAGAAATTGATGCATGCTTCGATATGATGTGGGTTATCATCGGATATATGAAATCACGTGGTTGGGATTGTGAAAATATCTGGGATGAAGGTGCAAAATCCAATTTATCCAAGATTGACCCTGTCACTGGGCTTGTAAAACGTCGTGAAGACGGTAAAATCTTGAAACCAGAAGGCTGGAAACCACCAGATTTCACAAAATTTGTCAAATAAGGCTTGTCATGCAACATTTTACACGGTATAATAACACTATGATTACACTTTACCTTGATATGGATGGTGTCCTTGCTGATTTCAACAAGGAATACACCAAATTTGACCCCCAAAAAGAGGATCGAAAGAAATTTCGTGACTCTGTCATGACACATAAAATCTTCGAGAAGCTGGATTTTATGCCAGACACGCAAGAATTGCTCAATCATGTGTCAAAATTACAAAATGTGCAGATTGAGATCCTAACTTCAATGGGGACACACGAAACCCAACAAGCCAACGAAGCCAAAGCGCAAAAATTGGCTTGGTTGACCAAGAAAAATATCCCTTACAAAGCGAATTTTGTTCACAACAAACAAGAAAAGGCGAAATATGCAACTCCAACGTCTATTCTTATTGATGATTCTTCTGGTTGTATTAGTCCATTTATCGCTGCAGGTGGTCATGGCATTCTTCATAGCCATTCTTCTGAGACTATTCGTATCCTCGATTCGACTATTCTTCAAATCAGAGTTGCAGCAGAGTTAGATTCAAAATATGCTTGATCTTTTCAAACCCACTTTTGATTGGATTCGTGATGATTTTAAGTCTCACCCAGTTCGCTTTGCTATTGAGTTGCTTGCTTGGGCTATTAGTATTGGCTGTAGTATTACTATGGCGCTCACAGTCCCGAATCCTCCGCTTCTGGCTCTTTATCCTGTCTGGATTACTGGCTGTGCCTTGTATGCTTGGGCTGCTTGGACTCGGAAATCTTTTGGCATGTTGGCTAACTACATTTTGCTAACAAGTATTGACACATTCGGATTGATTAGGATGCTTATACAATGAACCAAACTTTAACAACAAATACTTACTACGGTACTGTTCCTCCACAACCAGCTTCACCACCACCTCCAGTTGCACCTTCAATCACAATGCCTGAACCAACAAGTTATGAGTTTCAGGTAGTTGAGCATGTTGAAGATGGTAAAATCACTAAAGTTGCTTTGCAAGTTCGTAGACACACCCATGATCAGTATGGAAGTGTCAAAATCTTCGGTACTTGGGAAGATGTGCCACGTGTGAGGATTGGCGATGTGGCGTCTATGGTGTAAAGCGTTAGGTGAGAAAGCGGGTAATGACAACATCGAAGCTGATAAAATTGCCATTATTCGAACTTGTATCGTTGCCTGTTACATTATTACAAATTTCTTTATTATTGCTGGCGTAATTCGCCATTGGTGACCTATGAATATCTTTTATCTCCACAACGATCCTAAAACTTGCGCAGAAATGCATGTGGATAAGCATTGCGTTAAAATGATTCTCGAATATGCTCAACTCCTTTCAACTGCTCATCGTGTGCTTGATGGCACTCTTAACGTCGGTAAGTCTGCGTCGGGTCGCAAGAAGACAACCTATATTTTACCTGACCAGCGGGATAGCGTTTTGTATTCTGCTACTCATATTAACCATCCTTCCGCTATTTGGGTAAGACAGTCTGAACAGAATTATCGTTGGTTGTTCACTTTGTTTTGTGAACTACTTGATGAATACACTCATCGTTATGGTAAACTGCATGCATGCGAAAAATTAGTGACAACTCTTGGTTGTCCTCCGAAAAATATCGATATGGACAAACCTTTCACAGAGCCAACTCCAGCTATGCCTGACCATTACAAAGTTGCTGGAGATTCTATTCAATCGTATAAAAATTATTACCTTGGCGATAAACAACGAATGTTTTCTTGGAAGAATCGTCAAGCACCTTCTTGGATAAATTAATGGGTTTAACAGCTGTATATTTTGATAACTTTAATTATTTTAGAGATACTCTCTCGGAAGAGAGTATGAACATCTTTAGGGAAGAAACTAAAGACATTCAAAATAATTTTGGTTCATTAACAACTAATAACAATACTCTGGCTGGAAATATTGCAAGAGAATATTATTTGGACGAAGAAGCGAATAATAAAATCGAGTCGCTTATTTTAACCAATGCA